AAGCTCTAGGAGCTCTGGGCGGCGTCCTCCCATCCCGCAAGGGCATCTCACCAGAGCACATACTGGCGGTGAAAAGGACGACAGGCGACCGTGGGTTTATTCCTGACCCACGGACCCGCTGACCCTGGCTGCACCACCCGGCAAGGTGGTGCAGCCGCTAACAAGGGGTGAGCCGAAGGCTATCAAGTAAGTAGTGTGTATGGACATGAAGCTAAAGCTCATCTATGGCGTCCGCGCAGCCAGCCAGGACCTTGTCGTGCTGGGGAAGGTCCGCGTCACGGACAACTACGTCGCTCTGCTCTTCGCAGACGGTGCCCTTGGCCAGCTCGCCGTCGGAGTGGTCCGGCCGTTCATCTTCCTAGGCTCCGCGCTCCAGCGCTGGCCCACGCTGCCCGACCTCTCAACGCGTCCCGTCGAGGCCAATATCTGGGGACCTGCGAAGGGGAAGAGCCACGATCACGTACCTGCGACGTGGGAAGGCTGGCCCATCCGCGACGACCTCGTGCTTCTGCGACCAGTGGTCCCGCTCAACGAGCTGGACAGCTACGAGTCCAGACAGGCCGGATTTCTCGAGAGTCTGCGCGCTCCCTGTCCCCAGTGTGGAGGCGACGGCGCCCCCGCTGCCCCGCACCTGGCGTGCGAAACCTGCGACGGTCACGGCTACGTGATCGTAGAACCCGCGAAGAAAGAGGATATCGAAGATGAAGATACTGAAGACACTGAGGCACCTGATGAGGCAGAGGAAGAACACACGGCACAGTCGAACGACCAAGCACCTAGCCCGCCTGGCTTGGTCGATGGCGAAAGGGGAAGCAATGGCCCTGTCGATGGACGAGACGGTGTCGATGACTCCGCGCGGCGACATGGTGTCAATCCAGATGGTTATCCGCCGATTCCCATCCCCCGCCGCGGCCCCTGGGAAAGACAAGTTCTTTGGACTCTCCGTGCGCTCGACCTGGGCTGCACGGAAGCCGACATCGCAGAAGCCCTCGACGTCGAACTAGGTGTCATTCAGGCCGCTAAGACTTGGACGGCTCCGGATGAGTCGAGTACGAACGACTCAGTGCAACCTCATGAACTGGTTGAGCTTGACCCCGATGACCTGATCGCGGCCGAGCCATTCTGTGGAGCTGGCGGTATGGGCCTAGGGCTCGACCGTGCCGGCTTCGCTCACGTGTGGGCCGGCGACTCGAATAAGCACGCGCTGGCTACGTTCGCGCGCGCCTTCGATGGCCCCATCCTCGCGGGCGACGAGCTGACCGGCGGCGAGAAGCTATTCCTGCGCCAGGGTCGCCTCGACCTGCTCGCGGGCGGTCCGCCCTGCCAGCCCTTCAGCAACGCGGGTGACAAGAAAGGCAAGTGGGACAGCCGCGACGGCTTCCCCATCTTCCTGAAGCTGGCGCTGCGCTATCTCCCAAAAGCGATAATGCTGGAGAACGTCAAAGGGCTCACGGCAGCCCGACATTCTGAGTACCTCGCTACCATCAAGTCGTCGCTGGAGAAGCTCGGCTATCACCTGCGCACGACCGTGCTCCAGGCCGCCGACTACGGCGTCCCCCAGCGTCGCGAGCGCTTCTTCCTCGTAGGGTTCCTCGACGCGAAGCAGGCCCAGCGCTTCGCCTGGCCCAAGCCTACGCACTCGCTCGAAGCACTCGTGATGCGCAAGTATCCCGAGGTCGGTCTCTTCGCAGACTGGGAGTCGCCGGACACAGCCACGCGCTACGAGAACGCCGTCCTCAACCTCTTCAAGAAGTACAACTGGAACGAGCCCACGCCAGGGTCGAAGATCCACGCGAAGTGGAAGGCCGCGATCAGCGACTCGCTCCTGCTCCCGTGGGTCACCGTGCGTGAAGCTCTGGGCGACCTCGTGCGCGAGTTCGAGCCAGGCGAGACGCTCCATCGGCCGCCCGTAGCGGGGGCCATCGAGGCGGAGCTCTACGACGCAGGCCGTGGCGGTGAGACCGGCGAGGCGGGGACTTCGCGCGAGAAGAGCCTGCTCTACAAGCTCACGCAGCCCGACGTCCCCGCCGACACAGTGAGCGCCGCCGCCGAGCAGAAGGGCAGCGAGCACTGCACCCGCGTCGCCCTTCGGATGACTCCCCAGCTCGTCGTGCGGAACCTCGGCGCAGGGGATGGCCTAGGCGCTCGCCCCGATGAGGTCGCGCCTACAGTCCCCGCAGACCACGCAGGACAGACGGGCCTGGCAGCGATGGACGCCAACAGCGTCCACGAGTGGGAGGGCAGCGAGGACAGCACCGAGCCTGGTCGCGTCCACAAGCGCCCCAAGGTCGTGCTGCGTCGCCTCAGCCACCTGGAGGTCGCGCGCTTGCAAGGCTTCCCCGACTCCTGGCCCTGGCAGGGCCCCAGCACCGCCATCTACAGGCAGATAGGCAACGCGGTACCGCCCCCGCTCGCCGAAGCTCTGGGCGCGTCCATTGTGCGCGCGCTCCGCAAGAAGAAACCCCGACCACTGATCTAGGACCTGCCCAATGACTATGACCAAAGACTACGCCTTCGAGTCCCCCAAGCCGACCCCCGAGGAGCTGGAGGCCCTCGAAGCGTTCCTCGTGAGCCTTCAGCCCGCCGAGGGTGAAGAAGGTGAACCCGTGCGACGCCTCGACATGGAGCCGCTACGCATCAGCCGCGACGCTCCCCCGCTCGTGCTTCAGTTCGCAGACCGCGCCAGCGTAGCGCTGACCGCGTGGCTCGCAGGAGCGAAGGACCGGCCCCTGACGCAGGACCCCTCGAGCGCGCGGATGCGTCTCTTCGATGGTCGGTGGATCAGCGGGCGCGTGCTCATGGAGTCCATCGAGGCCAACTACGACACGGGCCCAGACGACGCCATCGACGCGCTTCCTGGCGACCGCTTGTGGGAACGTCGAGTTGAGAGCCCGTGGGATGCCTACGGCCGTCTTGTGGACCTCGGCGAGGAGGATGAGGTGCGTATCCTCGCAGCAGCCATCTACGAGACCCTCGACATGCGCGGGGCCGCTGACCGCCTGCTCTGCACTGCCGCAGCTACAGGGCGTAAGGTTGCTGACGAACTGGAGACTGCCATCAAGGCCAGCGCTGAAGCTGACGGCGTAGCCCCTGACGGGCACGCTACGCTGGACTGACTAGCTATCGTTGAGAAAAGATAGTCGTCGAGGAAGAAAAACCTTGGCGACTATCGATTAGCTGTGATAGACAATGGTCATGGCGCAGCGCATCACACCAGAACTTGAGACCCGAATCCTTGCAGCCCCCGAGTGCCGCGTCGTAAACCACCGACGCCCAGGCGCTACGGTCGCGGCGCTTGGGGACGCTGTCCTGCTCATCGGCTACTGCCGAGAGGGCAGCGCCAAGTTCACGGGCTTCGCCGACAACGGTACCGCCCTCTTCAGCTGGAAATAGACCAATGACCAACCCCCTCAACGTCATCCCTTGTCCACAATACGCGGATACCCGCTACGAGGTCGCCGTCCGCACGGATGGTGACTGGTACGCCCTACGCATCATGGAGAAAGGCATCTTTCGCCGTGTTGAGCAGCTTGCGGGCCCTCTTTCCGAGAACCAGGCGCGCGAGGCCATGGTCGCCCGTGTCGCAAAGGAGAACAGCTAGTGACTATCATCAACGAGCTTACTAATACCGATAAACCCTTTTGGGATCTCCACGGCGACGCGCTCCACGCCTGCGACCTCGCCGCCCGTAGTAGGACGCGAGGCGAGATGCTCAACCACACCGCGCGGGCGCTCAAGAACGCCCGCACCATGGTGGGCCAGGCCAAGGGCCAGCGTCAGCTCGACGCCGTGGCCAAGCTCTCCACGATGACCTCCTACCTCGTCCGCCGCGCTCGGGTGGCTTCGTGAAGCTCGCTGACCTCGACAACGACGGGCTCACCGCGGAGATCCTCAGTGTCCTAGACGACCCCACGGAGGCCGGATATCTGGCGAAGCTCTACGAAGAGCGCAAGCGCCGCCTTGTGCTGAACCCGCTACCCTTCGAGGCGGGGGACTTCCTCGGTGCCGTCCTCTACGCACCTGGAAGCGTTGACCATATGCGCGAGTTATTAGAGGGCACCATGCAGGACCACGGTATGAGTGCCACCGAAGCCCGCGACAAGCTCCGCGAGACTCTCGACTCTGGGATCTTCGGCAGCGTCGACCCCGCGCTAATAGAGATCTACCAGCAAGCCAAGCGCGATCTCGCCGATGCCGATTCGACTTTCGCGCAGTCCTGGACACATGGCCGCGCCTTGGTCATCTGCGACGGTACAGGCACCACCACCACCTACTACGCGAACCGCGAGGCCCTCGTGCGCGACGGCGGCTCTGGTGGGGTCAGCAGCAGCCGCCCCTGGTACGCGAGCATCGAGGACAAGGGCAGCTGTATCGACGACCGCGTACCCGACGGCTACTTCCGCACCATGCGCTTGTGCCATGAGGCCATCCGCGAGCATCACGAGGCCGCCCTCCGTAAATAAAAGCGAAGGCTACTGTCAGAAGAGCTGATAGCCACACGTCTACTAGTTGAACCCCAAGAACGAGGAACCCTGCCCATGACAAACACCACCACGGCCGCCCCCTGCTCCACCCTTCGCCCGGTCCTGATGACCGACGTGTACCCCACGCGGTACGCGTCGCAGGAGAACCCCGAGACGTGGGTGATGTTCGACACGCCCGACGGCACCTATCGGAGCTGCCGCGAGGCCGGTCCCCACCTTGACCGCGCCCAGCTCGGGCACGGCCCCAACATCGACCTCGCGTGTCTTCGGATCCCGCTCGTGAATCGAAACTGGCCCACCGAGTACGTCGACGGCTTCGTGGCGTCGGTCGCCCGCTGGCATGATGGCGTGTGGGCCGAGTGCCACTACACCGCGCCCACGAAGGGGCGGGAGCAGTACGGCGCTCGCCTGAAGGCCAAGACGGTCCGCGGGGCCATGCGCGCCGTTGACGCCTGGATCGCTGCCCAGCTCGTGAAAAACGCTTGACCCCAGCGGGCCGGTCCCGTATTCACACCTTTCCAAGGATGCTTTGGCAGCGGGGGAAACGGGAACAAGTCGGCGCGGGCGTATGTCAGCCGGTAAGCTCCCACGGTAGACATCGCAGTCTAGGTTAGGTCCCGAAAGGGCGAGACTACGAAGCACTCAGCGGATAGAAGAGCCCTTGCATTCCGGTGCGAGGGCTTTTTGCTATGGTGCTCCCGTGCAGGTCGTAGCCCTAGAAGCCTCAGTCGTAGGGTTCGCCGTGGAAGCGGACGCGGAAGCCCTACCAAAACTTTGGGTATGCAACAGCCTAGACTGTCCTATTATAGTTCGGATGGACGGGCTGAAGGTGGTGCAGATAGGACACGTGACGTGCTTGAGATGCCTTCGCCCCATGCGTTTGAGTGACGCGACGGTGCACTGAGCGGATGCGGAAACACTGGTCAGACCTGCCGGTCCACGCGACGCATACCTGGGGCAAGGACGGCCACTGTCAGGGGTGCATGATGCATATGTCTTGGCAGGGAGCCCGCGCTCGCTGTACATATCGAGTACCGAAGCCGCCGAAACAGCCTAGGTCACCGGTCCATCTGGACCTGGTGCCGGTCGACTCAACCGAAAGCCCTGAGTAGACTAGCCCCACACCCCAGGAGGAAATTCACCATGAGCAGACTACGACTTCGCAACGGGCGCCGCGCGCGCTACTTCCCAACCGCCGCCGAGGCCGCCATCTACGGCGTCGGTCCCTACAACGCGGCCGTCACCAAGGTGCTGGCCAACGGAACCGCCGATCTCTCGGTCGATGTTCCCTCTGCTGTCATCGAGGACGGCGCAGTTGACGGCACCTATGCCACCGACCCAGAGGGCAACCTGCTCACGGAGCTGCGCGCACGCGAAGCGCTCCGATTCAAGGCAGGCATCACCCAGGGTGGAATCGCGGGTCAGTTCGACCTCAATGTCCCCATCTGAACCACGACAGGTAGGCCATGCCCGCAGGTAGCACTCGGGCTGGCACACCGTCGCCGAAGCGACGAAAACGACCCAAGGCCCCACGGCCCTTGGACGATGACCTTCTGCCACCAGTAGCGCAGGAGGCTCTCGAAGCCTGGGAAACAGAAGCAGCGCTAGAGCGTCTCGAAGCGCGCACCAACGGCGGCGACCACCAAGACGGCCACGAGGAGATCCGGCAGGATCCCGTCGTCAAGCGTGTCGCCGACACCCCAGTGGATGACCCGCTGTGGAAGGCGAACTACGTCCGCATGCTGAAGTGCAACCTCGCTCTCTTCTGCAAGGACATCCTCAAGCTAGAGATTGGGCCGCACATCGAAGAGTGGTCCGAGATGGTGTTCAACCACCGTCGAATCGCGCTCAACGCTGCGCGAGACCATTCCAAGTCGACCATCTTCAGCTATGCCTACCCCATCTGGCGCGCATGGAGCGAGCCAGGCTGTGACGTCTACATCTTCTCGTCCACGCAGGACGGCGCGATGGACTTCCTCGACACCATCATCTACGGCAACGCCGACGGGTCGCTGAAGGGGATGATCGACATCCCCGAGCTGCAACACCTGGTCCCCACGCGGGACACCATGCGCCTCGACCCTCGCCAGCGCTTGAACAAGCGCGACGTGCGCTTCACCAACGCGAGCCGACTGCGTGCCGTTGGCTACGGCAAGAAGATCCGAGGCCGTCACCCGAAGTACGTCATATGTGACGACATCCTCAACGACGAGGACATGCATAGCGAGACCGTTCGCACGAAGAACATTTCGTACTTCAAGAGCGCTATCGTAAATCTGGTTCACCCCGACGGCCAGATCATTCTCGTAGGCACACCCTTCCACGTCGCCGACTTGTGGGGATACCTACGCAAGAACGTCGTCTACGAGTTTCGAGCCTACCCGGCCATCATCAAGGACAAGTTCGGCGAGGACCGCCCGCTCTTCCCCTGGCGCTGGACGCTCAAGAACCTCTACCGGAAGAAGCTGGAGATCGGGACCGTCGCGTTCGCACGCGAGATCCTTTGTCAGCCGATCAGCGACGACATCAGCATCTTCCCGTCGCACCTGTTCCCGAGGCTTTACGACGAGACCTTCTGTATGCGGCCGTCGAAACAGAAGATCCGCTCGATGGGGCTCAGCGTCTTCGCGGGCGTGGATATCGCACTCTCCGCCAGCGTCGCGGCCGACTACTTCGTCATCTTCATCATTGGCGTCGACAGCAAGGGCATGCACTACCTGCTCGACATCATCCGCGAGAAGGGGATGCCGTTCCACAAGCAGCTGAAGCTCATCGAATGGGCCTGCAAGCGCTACCTCGTGGACCTCTGTCACATCGAGTCGAACCAGGCTCAGCGCGTCTGGCCGGATGAGATGAAGCGGCAGACCGACGCCCCCGTGCGTGAGTTCTTCACGACGTCGGCGAACAAGTACCCGCTCGACAAGGGCGTGCCCGGCCTGCGCATCCTTCTCGAGAACCTCAAGGTCGTGATCCCCCGAGGCGACCAGTACAGTATCGAAAAAACCGATATCTGGATGGAGGAGTGCCTTTGCTTCTCCTTCGTGAATGGAAAGCTCACGGGCGTAGGCGCCCACGACGATACAGTCATGGCCTGGTGGATGGCGCGCGAAGCTCAGCGCCTTGGTGGCTTCGGCTTTAGCGACGGCACTGAGGACAACGGCGACGACGACGAGTTCATGGACAACGGCGCCGACGGCGAAGACTGGGAGACGGTCATGCTCGGCGGCGAGGACGACGACGAGGAGAACATGGAGGACGGCCCGTCATGGCAGGACGTCCTCCTCGGCTCCGGCCCCGAGCGGACTGCGCGCCTAGGTGGTGAGGGCGACGGCGCCTTCGGCGTGTGATAGTTCTAAAGCCACATCAACCCGCCAGCCTTGCGCATCTACCAACCGGAAGGCAGCATCGAAGAACAAGGCTCAGGCCCACCCGGAGAAAATCATCATGCGAGAGACTGCACGCGAAGTCGCTATCGAAAGCGCAATCGAGACCCCCATCTACCAGGACCAGACTCAGATCGTCCGCAAGCTGGGCGCTCACCTCACTGAGTCCTACCTCGCGGAAGGCGTGGGAGCTGGCGGCGCTGGCTTCACCATCGAGAACGTTCCCTTTCAGCCCGCGTACATCAAGTGCGTCAATGCTGGAGGCGCGGCCCCTGCGGTGTACGAGAGCTTCTTCCCCGCCTCCGGCGGGACCGCTCAGCATGCGACCACGATCCTTGCGGTCGCGGCCAACGGCACGCCGCCGACGCTCGCGAAGGTCGCGGAGGGTGACTGGACCGTGACCATCCCCGTCGGGATGGCGCCCAACACCGAGACCCTCCTGGTCTACATCGTTGGCTTCCGCGACGTCGCGGCTAGCCTCTAGGCTCACCGGGCTTGGTGGTGGTTCCTTTCGCCACCATCCGGGATAGACGGTGTTGAGCCACACCGTCACGCCACTTCGGCAGGTGGGGGCCGCTGTGGCACCTTTTCACAGGAGTAGCGCGTGGCAATGGACGAAGACGACCGACTGAAAAAAGCAGCCCCTTCCCTCGAACGTACGGGGGGAAGGGCGTCTGCACATTATCCAGCCTTCTCTGCGCAGAAGGTCCGGCGCATGGCGCAAGCGGGCCTAGGCGAGATGGAGTCGCGAGTCCGCGAGATGATGCGCACGGAGCCCGAGGACTACACCAAGCGGACGATGACCCCTATCATCACCATCTTGGACGTTACGCGCGGGCTAGGACTCGACCAGGCGGACGAGCAGCGCTTCCAGGGCTTGGTCTCCGACATCAACCCTAGCTTCGCGCAGAAGGGTCAGACGCAGCGCATCTTCCACGCGCGCGCCCAGCTCCTATCCGTCCTTCGCGATAGCGCCACCAACATCGACAGCGACGCACGATTCGAGATCCTGCGGCGCGCCGTCGCGTTCTGGAAGCGCAGCTACCAAACCGACTACGGCAAAGAGCCCACCGTCCGCTTCGGCGGGGAGATGAACAAAGCGATGACCAGAGGCCCCCTTCCTGTTTTGACTGTCGAGCGACTGCGAGACCCCCTACTGAAGGCAGGAGCTACAGGCGGTAAATACTACCGCCGCGTCGCGACCGGGAAGCCTAAGCGCCCTTGGAAGTACTACTACACCAAGGAGCAGTATGACCGCGCCCACGGCAAGGAGGCGCACCTTCACGGCCCCGAGCAGCTCAGCCTCTTCGGCGGTGAGTCGAAGGCCAAGGCGAAGGCGAAGCCCAAGGCTGAGAAGAAGAGACTAGACCTCTCCCAAGTCCCTAAGTGGGGCATGATGATGCTCAAGCGTCTGAAGAAGTTCCTCTCAGGCGACGCTACGCATCACAGTCTCACCGATCTGGCGCACGCGAAGAAGTTTCGCAGGGAGACCGCGGCGACCATCGACGCCATCACCGGTCCAGGCAGCGAGCGCGGTCACGCGTGGATCAGGGAGCGCATCCTCAAGCCCCTGGATAGTCACATCGCCGCGCTTGAGAGCGTTGAAAGCCCCGATATCGCCCCCGAAGCTGACACGTCTCCCCCTTCCGAGGCGGTTACGTCCCCCGTGCTGGCCCATCCAGAGCAGCCCACCGTGGAGATGCCCCACGAGGGCGGGGCATCTAAGGGCAAGTCGGTGTCCGGTCTCGACTGGAAGGCCATCAGCGACGATGTCCACGAACACGAGTTCACCGACACGAAGGGCGACACCATCGTCCTGACGGTCGAGCGGAACACGGACGCCATCGTCGCAGGCGTGAGCAACGCGAAGCGCTACGACGCCGCAGCGCTGAACATCACGCAGGGCGTGCCCGTGGGCGTTGAAGGGGCAGGGGGCGCCACTAGCTTCCCATCCGTAGAAGCTGCAAAGGCCGCGCTCGAGGGTCACCACCAGAAGGTCACGGGGCAGGTCCAGAACGGCCCTAAACTGACGGTCCCCGTCTTCGACGCGCCGAAGAACCCCGAGGAGGAGCGACGCGCCGCCCAGCGCGCCCAGAACCTCGTGGGCCGTAAGGACATGACCCTCGGGAAGATCACGCGCACCTACGGCGCCGCGACAGCCGAGGCCGTGCAGAAGCTTCGCGAGGGTGCGCAAGCGACGCCCGAGGCGCCAACGCCCGCCCCGCCGCCAGCCAAGCCGAAGGCCAGTCTCTTCCGCGCGGGGGCCGCTGAGCTACGAGCCGCAGCCAAGGGAGGCGACAAGGATGCGCTCCAGGAGCTTGAGCGCCGAGCAGCCAAGCGGGAGGGCAAGACCCGCGGAACCAAGGAAGCGCCCAGCAAGCCCGCAAGCGCCGCCGACAAGGCAGCCCGCAAGCTTCGGGCCCCAGCACTCCGCGCAGCCGCTAAGGCCGGCGACGAGGCCGCTCTGAAGGAGCTCCAGCGTCGCGCCGACCGTCGAAAGGCGAAGAGTGGAGGCAAGAGCGCCGACAACTTCGACACGATGCCGGACAAGCCGCCGGCTGAGCCAAGGGCCGCACCCGCAAAGGTGGAGATCCCGCAGATCATCCGCAACGCGAGCCACGAGAAGCTCGCAGAGCTGATCGTTCGAGGAGGCCCCCACGCAGCAGCCGCTCAAGCTGAGACCGACCGACGCGCAGCCTACCGCGAGTCGAAGGGGCAAGAGCCATTCAAGGCGCCCGACACCAGCAGCCTCGAAGGGTTCACCCCCGAAGAGCTACGAGCGCAGTACAAGGAAGCCCACGTGAAGACCGAGGCTGCCTACTGGCGCTTTACGCGTGGGACGTCCACGACGACGAAGCCACCCGCCCTCGCTGAGCCTGAAGCCACCGAGAAGAAGCGCATGATCCGCAACGAGCTGGCGCGCCGTGGTCTTTCGACGGCGGGCTACGAGGGTGAGGAGCGCGAGCCCGTGGCTCCGCCGAGCACTGAGCTGGACGCGCAGGACCTCGACGACCTAGGCACCATCGCTCTGCGCGACGCTACCGGCGGCATCCCCTTCGGAACGGGCAACCCTAGCAAGCGCATCCTTCGGCTCGAAGAACTGGGGCTCGTGGAGAAGCGAAACGGGGGCTATCACCTCACGGAGGCAGGGAAGGCCAAGCTCCCCACGTCCGACAAGAAGTGGAAGGACATGACGCCCAAGGAGCGCCGCATCCGGCAGATGCAGAACGACGACCGGAACGCCGCCGAGCGGAAGGCCCGCCTCGAAAAGCAGGGCAAGACCGTACCCACTGCGGCCGAAGAGGAGACCATCAGGGCGACAGCCACGGGGCTGAAGCCTGGGCAGCTCGTGAAGGTCGAGGGCTATCGGAAGCCGCTGGTAGTCATGGCCAACAGAGGGGGCGCCATCACGCTTCTCAGCGCCAGCGGTCACAAGAGCTTCACCATGAGCAGCGTGGACGACCTGGCGCGGGTCACCCCTACGAGCGCCTCCGCGACAAAGTCGTACTTCACGGCAGCAGGCTGGGAGCGTTTCCTCAAAGACATGGGCTTCATGCAGCGCGCGTCGGGGGAGCGTAGGGGACAGGCGCAAGCTCTATACGAGACCGTGGTCAACGCACCCGACGAGGGGGCCAAGGTCGAGGACAACCGGCCAGCGGCGTCACCAACGCCGACAGAGGAGACCAAGACCAAGCTCACAGTCCCAAGAAAGAAGGCGACCCCTAAGTCCCCACCGGACACCCCACGCGGCGACGCAGAGGCCCAGACCGCAAAGCTCAAAGCTGACGATGCGTATATCAACTCCAGGGCTAGCCGCTATGGACACGGAGGCACGGACATTCCGGGCAGCGCGCGGCACAAGGCCGCTATATGGAAGCAAGGGCTCGACGCCGCGCTCGATCACACGGGCGCGAAGGTCCTATTCACTCGCGGGAAGTTCAGGGAGATGGACCCCTTCGATGTCTTCTCACCGATTCAGCAGGCGCAAAGCCGCGCAGAGCTGGACGCAGCTGTCGCCGTAGCAGTGTCCGAAAACGCGTTTCCCGCACGTGCGGGCAACCTCGTCACAGCCGTGAAGGGCAAGGCCAAGGCGACCGCTCACGCAGAGGTCGGCGCATGGTTCGTCACAGGAGCTCGGAACAAGGCGAAGCGCGAGGCCATCGCAAGCGGGCAAGGCTGGAGCGCGCGGGACGAGGACCTCGCTATCACTGCGGCTTCTAAAGAGCTTCAGGGGATGGAGGGCACGCCTGCGTACGACGAAGTGGTCCGGCAGCTTCTCCGAGACAAGCGGAAGTCCTACTACGACATGTTCACGAAGTTCCGTGAGATGCAGCGCGCACTGCCTGAAACCATCAAGGCAGCCTACGACCCCACGCGGGGGCCACGAGGGCAGTATCAGAAGGCAGGGCTCGACCTCCTACACAGCGAGCTGGTGACATGGGTGAACAACACCGACGTCACCCCGAGCATGCTCAAGTTCGCGCACGACATCGTGAAAAAGATCGCCAATCGGGGCAAGAACGGTCTGCGGTCTACAGCGCGAATGCTCCGCACCTACAGCATCGTCGATAACAAGCCAGACTCTGAAGAGTCATTCGAGGCTTACCGCGAGGCTGCGCTGCTATACGCGGAGCACGGCGACCTTGGAGTCGCTCTAGGGAAGAAGCCGATCCCCGAGGCGAAGGAGCGGAGCAAGCCCAAGAACGCCGATCTCAAGAAGGTCCGGTCAACCGAGTGGGAGCGTAAAGGCCCCGCTCGTGAGGCTAATCCGAAGCAATCGCACGTTGACCTGCTACCTGGGGGGCGCTTCGACATGAAGCGCTTGCAGATGTCGAAGTCGATGCAGGACGAAGAGCGAGGCCACCATCTTCTCGCCGCTGGCGCGGCATTCGACGACCTCGTGGACGTGCTGGGGCTACCCGTCAAGATGGCGACCTACAACGGCCGTCTATCGCTGGCTATCGCGGCCCGTGGCCGAGGTCGCGCGGATGCCCACTACGAGCCCGGCGAGCAGGTGATCAACCTCACCAGGGCAGGCGGTGCGGGCTCCCTCGCTCACGAGTGGGTCCACTTCCTGGATGACACGCTTTCAAGGCTCTACGGAGTCGACGAGGGTCACCAGGGCATTCAGTTCAACGGGACGCGACTGGTCGTCGAGAACACGAAGCTCTCGGGGCAGCTCGACAACCCTAGTCTGAAGAAGACCCCAGTCACGGAGGCCATGCGTGGGCTCATGCAGAGCAAGGGGATGGCTGACCTACACACTAGGATCAGCGACGTCTGCGAGCGTCGCGACTTGTCCGAAGGTCAGAGAGCCTACTGGCACAGCTCGCACGAGGTCTTTGCTCGGTGCTTCGAGCGCTACATCATCACGAAGCTCGGGTCGAAGGGTCAACAGAACAAGTACCTCGCGAACATTCGCGAGCAAGCCTACGGCCCTGACGGCATGTGGCCGAACGACAAAGAGATCGCGGACATGACGCCACACTTCGACGCGTTCTTCAAAGCGTTCCGCGAGTCGGACCTACTCCACAAAGCCATGGGCATCATTCCCCTGGTACGCTCGAAGTACGCGCACCTCGTACGGCCGAGGATGACTATCAAAAAAGGCTAGTAGTGACCAAAAAGACGAAGAAGCACATCACCTCGACGGGGCTCACGGCCGCGTCGAGGCGCGTTATGGCCTTCTACACTGATCCCGATCGGACATTCGAGGCCGAGGGCAGCTACGCCACCCTCAGCGAGCTGAAGAACTGGGAAGCGAACATGACGCCCGAGCAGCTCGCGGACCTCGAAGCCGCCCTCGCCTACGAGAAGGAGCACGGGACCGGCAGCAGCAAGGCCAAGGCGGGCAAGGTCGAGAACCACCTCGCCGAGCGTCCGGCCTACTACGTCGAGCTAGAGCGCATGATGGACGTCGACGCGCCTATGCGCCGGTCGATGACGCCGGGAGACCTTCGGAAGGCCGCTATGGGCTGGGAGATGGGACCTAGGGGCGGGAAGCGCCGCAAGGGTAAAAACGGCAAGTGGATCTACGGCCCTGGGGGCGCCACGGGCGGGAAGGGCGCCGCCAAAGAGAGCACCAGCTCGGCCTACAAGAAGCCCCCGCAGAAGCAAAACCTGGGCGCGCGCATCAAAGGCGCGGCCAAGAACGCTGCTCGGTCGGTGTCCGACACGGTGGGACTAACCGACAAAAAGGGCGGCGCCGTCGAGGAAGTGCGTAACAAGATCATGAAGCGCACGGGTAAGAGCGCCCAGCAGGTCGACAAGGAGATGGGCGGCAGCAAGCTGGCGCTGAAGATCCGATCCAAGCTCCGCGGGGACAAGCCCGAGGACAAGAGCAAGGGCAAGGACGAGGACAAGGGCGAGGACAAGGGCCCGCCAGGCGCCGAAGGCGTGGAAGAGGAAGTGCACCCGCGGGACGAGCGCGAGCCGCACCCTGACGCCGTCCACGACAGCCACCAGACCACGCAGGGCAAGCCGCTGAAGGAAGCGCTCGCCCACCTCGACAGCGTAGACCCCCACGACCTGAAGCAGCGCGGCGAGGCCATCGCTGAGGAAGTCGCCCGCAAGGACCCCGAGGCAGGTGAGCGCATCAAGGCGGCCATGGTCCAGCTCGAACACGCGACCCGCCGAGGCAGCGCCCACCGGAAGGCCGGCAGCTCGTCGAAGAAGGAGGACATGGACGCCGCCGACGCCCTGAAGAAGATCATGCGCGACTTCAACGCAGCCGCAGCTCCGTCCAGCGTGCTTGGTCCAGAGCTTGGGGGGATCCTGGAGTCCGAGGGCAAGGGAGACGACGGCAGCAAGGCCGGCCCCGCTGACAAGCTCAAAGAGCAGAAGACAGCGTCGAAGGCGAAGCTGAAGGAGACCAAGACCGCCGGCGCCGCCAAGGTCAAAGCGGTCAAGGCGAAGGCCAGCGACAAGGCCAAGCGCGTCCAGCAGCGCGCGAAGGCGAAGGCGCAGAAGACCAAGGCCCGCGACAAGGCGAAGAAGGCCAAGGCGAAGGCGAAGAAGGTCAAGAAGAGCATCACGCCGGCGGACCTCCGAAAGGCTGGCGCCGTGATCCTCGGCAGCGGGAAGCAGGGCTCGGAATCGCTCCCCGACTTTCAGACCATCTACCACCAGCCCGAGAGCGACGCGCGCAAGAAGCTCGAAGACGAGCAGGAGCAGACCCGCCGCCTCGCCAACTCCAGCCGCAACAAGGGCCGCTACGGCTTCCACGGCACGGCAGTCCCCAAGCCCGAGCCCGTGCTCCGCTACGTGCCCACGCCCCACGCGGACCACGTAGGGCCCAAGCTCGCCGCCCAGCGCCCCGCGGTCACGGCTCAGAAGGACATCAAGCGACAGACCGCGGGCAACACGCCCACCGAGGACGAGGACGACGTGAAGAAAAAGAAGAAGAAGCGACTACGACATGTTCCCGTAGTCAAGGCGTTCACGTTCGCGGACGACGACGACTTGATCAAGGCAGCTGCGAAGGGGGGCAAGTACCTCAAGCGCGTGCCCTACTTCAAGGACGGTAAGAAGAAGTACCGCTACTATTATGCGGAATCTTCGATAGCCCGCGACGCGCAGGTAGGCGAAGAGATCCGCGTAGGTAAGCAGCGGATGAAGGTCGAGGCCATCGGCGAGGACGGGTCGATCACGTTCTCCATGGGCGGGAAGACCCGCACGGTCTCGCGCGACCAGTACACGCAGCTTTTGAGCCGTCACTTCGGCTATCGATACTTCGAGCACGCGGAGAAGCGCGCGAAGCAGGCGATGAACGCGGTGTTCCGCCACGTGCCGAAGTCTGCCCTCGCGGACCTCAAGGGCGACACGCTCGAGGAGCGCATGGCGGACCTCAAGAAGCGGCTGCCAGGTGTGTACGCGAAGCTCGAAGCCAGCTTTCAGCGGGCAGGCGTCAGCCCCCGCACGGCCAAGACGATCCTCCAGAAGACCCTGGAGCGCCGGGGCTGGTCCCCCGATGCTCGCGCAGCCGCCATCGGCAGCGTGCTCACGCAGCAGACCAATGCGCTGAGCTTCCACGAAGTGCTCCGAGGCGCCGAGAACCTCGCCGCCGGCGGACGCGTGGAGTCGAAGCACGTGGGGGCTCTCATCGAGCTACGCGGGCACGACGGCCCCGAAGAGCAAAGCTTCTCGTCGAAGGTCGCGGCCCTCGCGAAGAAGGCGGAGGCAGACCTCGCGAAGCTGAAGGCGCTCCTGGCGAAGGGAGACGCCGGCGCGGACATGGAGGCGTTGAGCGCTGCGCTGACCTCGACGGCTATGGCGAAGCTCCAGCTACTCACGCAGGCGTTCCCAGGTCTGAAGGACCGCGCCGCCGAGGAAGTTCGCGAGACCCTACTCGAAGTGCCGTCACGCATTCCCGGCCCACCGAAGGCGGAAGGCTCTGAAACGCTGGTCTTCGTCAGCGGTGCCGATGGGGCGCCGACAGCCCTACGAGCCCGCTACAAGCTCATGGAAGCCAGCGACGTCGTCGCGAGTCACGACCCGTCGAAGAACTTCAAGAAGCGCGGGGACTACCCCGAGGACGTGCAGGAACGCGCGTATCACAGCGACGACGCTGAGAAGGGCAAGGTCGTGCGCCAGGCCGTAGGGCTCAAGCCCGAGTTCGTCGTCAACACCAACCCCGACGCCGTCAACGGTCCGCCGATGGTCACCAGCAGCGGTCATGCACTTGGAGGTAACTCGCGGGCGATGAGCATGCAACTCGCGTATGCCGAACACCCCGAGAAAGCCGCCGAGCTCCGCGCGTACCTCGCCGAGAACGGGCACCAGATGGGCTTCACCCCTGAAGACGTCGCGGCCATGAAGAACCCGATCCTGGTGCGTGTCATGGACGACCCGCAGACGGCTGGCGACCTGCTCAACCCCGAGGGTGGCTCGCGGAAGCACACCAAGGAGGAGATGCAGCTCCTGGTGCGCCAGATGAACGAGAGCTTCACCCAGGCGATGGACCCGAGAACGATGCAGGTCGCCATGGGCCGGAAGCTCAACAAGGAGACACTCGCCGCCCTGGCCGATGGGATGAACGAGGGCGAGACCCTCGCGCAGTTCCTGACGTCCTCCCGCGCCGAGCACTTCACCAACCAGCTCAGCAAGGTAGGCATCATCGATGACCGCAATCAGAACCAGTACAAGACCCAGGGAAAGCTCAATGCGGACGGCCGCACGCTGGTCTCCCGCATCCTGGTGGGCCGGCTGGTAGGTAACGCAGACATCCTCAGCGACACCCGGACCAGCACCGTTGAGGCCGTCGCGCGCTCCACGCCTTACATGATCTCGGCGACTGCCTACGGCGAGGGCTTCGACGTCAGCGAGGACATGGGCGTCGCCCTGGCTGCTTTCAATGAACTGCAACGCCAAGCGGCCACGGGGAAGGCAGCCTTCGGGACCAGCCTCGACCCGAAGATGAGTCACGATGACTTCGACAAGCTCTTCACCCAGATGGACCTCGAAAACGTTCAGGAGGCCCCCGAGGTCACGAAGAACAAGCGGGCGATGGGACTGCTCAAAGTCCTGATAATGAAGCCAGGGCCGAATCAGATGTCGGCGGTCTTCAAGGCGTACGCGTCCAAAGCCTCACACCACGAGGAAAGCCAAGGGGGCCTATTTGGGTCGCCGCCCACACCCGCCGAGATTCTCGCGGATGTGATAGATGAAGCAACCAGGTCGAACTAAGGCCCGCCTCGCTGTAGAGTGGGCGAAGGAGATCAAGAGAAACATGCCTAGAGTAATGGACACCAGGCCCGCCCCTACAGCTCGTACCCCCATCTTTGATAGGGGTGGACCTGCGCCAAGTGCAGAGGAGGCAGTTCCGCAGCAGCACACGCCTAGTAAGCAAGTGGGCGGCGTTTCTCTACCGCCTGGGCCTATGCTCAAAAGCGCAGTAGGTGACCCCAACAATGGCAATTTCTTCTCTTGGGACTCGGTCATGCGCATGCGTGGCGGTGCCATCGCGGAAGCTGGCGAGGATGGGACGCCGACGATGATCAAGGGCGAACTGACCGGAGCGGGCAAGGTTCCCGGCGTCAGATCAGGAGCCACGCAGCAGACCGGCGGCCAGGCATTCGCAGGCCCCGAAGGGCAAGCTCCCCCGCCGATGGCGATGGGCGGAGCGCAGCAAGGGCCTGGTATCCCCTTCGCTGGCGAGCTGGCAAAGGCCGGGATTGGTCCGGCAGCAGGCGGCGCAGGCTGGATTGACTGGTCGGGCGCTGGTGTCGCCCCTTCAGACATGACCGACTCCATGGTCGCCGAGATGTCCGCCCCCGCCGTCGCCACAAGCGGCGACCCTATGGTCGGGCACATGGCGATGGACCCGTCCAGCAACTTCGCAGACGCTGGCGCGATGATCGGCCGACTCCTCGCTGGCATGAGCGGACCCGCTCCGATGGCTGGGAAGGCCACGTCCGCCATGGGTCGAGGGACCTCGCGGTCCTTCACCTACGGCGTCGACGATGAAGCCTCGAAGAACGAAGAGAAGGTCGAGAAGAGCCTCACCCTCGACGACATGCTCGAACCCCTGCGCATGCTCTTCAAGAGCGGCGGCGGCCACAAGTTCAAGAGCAAGAAGCGCGTCAACGGTAAATGGGTCTACGAGTACGCGGACGGCGCAAAGCAGAGCAGCCTCTTCGGCGGCGGCGTCATGGACACCAAGTCGGACAAGCGCAAGAACGAGCGGAAGGCTGGCCGCGCTGCCGCGAAGGAGCGCGCTCGACTGGCGCCTATCAAGCGCAATAAGGCGGCTAGGGCCAAGCGCTACGCGAGCGAAGCCGCGAAGGCCGCGACAGCCTCGGCAGGCCGCGCAGCACAAAAGGCGTACAACAACTCGCCAGATCAGAAGGCCAAAGCTGCAAAACGTGAGACTGAGATGCCCCAGGGCGCTCAGGACGCGCTTGCAGCCCATCGCGGGGTATCTGCTACAGCCGCAGAGACGGCGGCTATCGAAGCTGGGTTTGGGTCCAACGCGAAGCCTATGCAGGCTGATATCGACAAAGCAGCCAAGATGAACCACCCACAAAAGGCTGTAGTGGCTATCTCCAACGAGTTGAACGCTCTCGTGGATGATGTGGTGAACGAGGCCAATATCCCGAAAGCCCAGAAGGTGGCGCGCGGCTTTGCTGCAATGGACAGCGTGCTCAAGAAGCGCGCTTCGGGTGCAGAGGGCGTGGAGAAGAATGTACTCCTACACGTAGCGGGCCTATTCTCGGGCTATCGTAACGCCATCCAGAAGCGTGTTGAGAAGAAGCGCGAGGTAGCCGTTAGCGAGAGAGCTAAGCGGCCCGTAGGGAAGGTGAAGCGCATCAGCATGAAGAAGAGCAGAAGGACCAAGAGTATGGACGTCGTCGACACCGCAGGCCGGACCCTCGCGAAGGGCCTGGATAGCTACAACGGGAGCGCTGGCAGCGTCCCCAACGAGTACCTCCACGACTACCTCTGCGCGTTCATCGCTCAGGCGTACGAGACGGTCTCGAAGGGGCCGCAGCACTTCACCGCTCACGACCGCCTCGAGTCCATCGCCCGCGGCATCATGCACGAGCTGGTGCGCAGCATGGCCCACGACTCCAACCTGGCGCGCGCTTGCAGCAGCATCCACTGCGACACGATGTTCGTGGCGCGCATCCTCGTGGAGAAGCAGCTCGCCCGCCCATCGAGCGACATCATGGATCACACCGACGTGAACGGTCACAAGGCGATGGGGGACTACCTCGTCGAGGAGATGGCCCTCTCGCATAAGGTGCCGTGGATTCAGGCCGAGCCTGCCCCCGTGGTCTCCCGTGACGTCGTCGAGCGCGGGCGCGAGTGTGTCGCTCACCTCGTGAAGTCCGACACCGAGAACCCCTTCCACGTCCTGATGGCTCGCCGCATCGAGGAGGGTCAAGCGTTCTGGAAGGGCAGCAACGAGGACCCTGTCAGCGTGGGCAACATGAGCGACGACTGCCCCGTGCACGCAGGCCGCGACATCACCAAGTCAATGAACCTCTGGAACCCAATGCAGCCCTGCACCTGCAACGGCACGCCGAACGCGCACGGATGAGCTTCATCGACGACATGAGAACGAGCCTCGCACGCGGGGCCGTAGCAGCAGCGAACGCATCTTCAGGGACGGGCGCCGCGGCGACCGACGCCCAGTGGATGCTCAAGAGCGACGACGACGTCTCCCCCGAGATGTTCGCTAAGGCGCTCACCAAGAAGGGCATGGGCGTGTCCATCGCGCAGCCCACCAACGAGACCCCCCGCGGCATGTTCCACGACCCCTACAGCGTCATGGACTGGGGCGGGTGGCGTCAGCGTCCGAGCGCGCTCACCTACCAAACGCTCCGCCAGATGTCGACGAGCAACACCGTTGTCGCGGCTATCATCAAGCTTCGTACGGAGCAGGTCAGCGCGTTCTGCAAGCCTCAACAGGGCCAGTACGACCGCGGCTTCCGCGTCATCCTTCGCGACCGTCGCGACAAGAAGAAGGGCATGACCCGCGGGCAGCAGAAGGAAGCAGAGGTCATCGAGCGATTCCTCGACACCACTGGCCTGCTCCTGCCCAACGAGAAGCCCAGCGACCGCGACAGCTTCCGAGCCTTCGCGAAGAAGGGCACCCGCGACGCGCTCACCTACGATCAGTGGTGTTGGGAGAAGATCCGCGACAAGAAGGGCCGGCCGTCGAAGTTCATCGCCCTGCCCTCCGAGACCATCCGGCCGGCAGTCTCCGACGTGGAGCACATGGACCCCGCGCAGAGGCGGAACCGTGTCTCGCACGTGCAGGTCTACGAGAACCAGGTCATTTCCGAGTTCAGCCCCGACGACATCGCATGGTGTGTCATGAACCCGCGCAGCGACCTCAGCGTGAACGGCTTCGGCTTCTCACCCATCGAGCAGATCATCCGCCTGACGACTGCCTGGCTCTTCGGCTTCGAGTACAACACGAAGTTCTTCACGCAGGGCAGCGCCATCAAGGGGCTGATCAACATCAAGGGGGCCATCCCCGACCGCCAGCTGCGGGCCTTCCGCCGAATGTGGTACTCGATGATTTCAGGCGTCCAGAACGCTTGGAAGACGCCCATCGTCAACGCTGACGAGCTTCAGTGGATCTCGATGCACTCGACGAACCGCGAGATGGAATACGGCAGTTGGATGGACTGGCTGACGAAGCTGATCTGCGCCATCTACGGCATCGACCCCATCGAGATCAACTTCATCTACGGAGCTGGCGGCGGCGGCAGCGGAATGTTCAGCTCGCGGCCAAACGCCAGCGAGGTCACGGAATCGAAGGACAAGGGCCTGCGGCCGATCCTCACGCACCTAGAAGACCACATCAACTCCCACATGATCTGGGAGCTGAACCCCGACTTCGAGTTCAGCTTCACCGGCTACGACGCCAAGGCGCAGGACAAAGAGGTGGAGCGACGAGGCAAGGAAGTCACGACGCACAAGACCATCAACGAGATTCGAGCCGAAGAGGACGAGGAGCCGCTGCCCGGCAACCTTGGGGACATCATCCTCAACCCTGTCTTCCAAGCTCACTACCAGGCCGAGACTCAGCAGGAGGAAGGCGGACCCGAGGAGGGCGGCGACGACGACTTCGCATTCGGCGACGACGACGACGACGGCTTCGGCAGCCTTGGAGACGATGGAGGCGACGAGCCCGAGCAGCAGCAGGCGGCCCCCTCACCTTCCGAGGACGAGCAGACTAACTCGCAATCGGGTGGGGAGACCGCTAAGGCGGTCCGTGGGTCCACGCTTCGCAAGTCGCAGAAACGCCTTCAATACATCGACATCTATCTCCCGGAGAAATAACCATGGGCGTACGCACCAACCTCGAGATCCTCTTCCAAATTGGGCGCAACAATAGCCTGACCGATAAGCTCCTAGACGAGTCGCTAGACTCGCTCCTGGACACGTTGGACCACGCGACGGTGCAGGAGGTCACTCTCGCCGCGGGGGAGACTGGCTACGTGGTCCCCTTCGGAGACGTCGCTCAGGCCCGTCTGGTCTACGTGAAGGGCAACGGGGCTCTACGGATCACCCCAGGCGGCGGAGTGGCTTCTAGCGCCGTTGTGACGGGCGCAGGCGGTAGCTACCCCACGGCGTTCACGGGCACGGGTGAGAACCTGGACCTGCTCATCAACGACCTAGCGGTCAGCCTGACCTTCACCAGCTCAGCGCAGACCCTCGCGCAGGTGATGGCGGAGATCAACGCGGCTGCCGTAGGTGTCCCCGTGCTGGACACCGCAGGCGACCCTGTGGCCATCGCGCGGGACTCGGGCGGCGGCGAGCTCCGCCTCTACAGCAACTTCGTGGGGCCTACGTCCAAGGTTGAAGTGCTGGCGACGAGCGCGGGCGCAGTCCTCACAGCACTGGGGCTCACAGCGGGCGAGACGCTAGGCGTTGAGGCCACGGCAGGCCAGACCCCCGTCACCATCACCAAGCCCGCCAACACCAACGCCAGCGACGCCGCCGCGGGCGTGTCTACGTTCTTCTTCGCCACCCTCCAGACTTCGGGGCTGACCATCGACAACCTTGACGCTGTGGAAGTTCGCGTCGTCATCGCCATTGCCGGCGACGTCCTCACCGAACCCCCTACGGACTGCTAGTGCGGATCGTAGGCTCGGGGCACCAGTTCCACCCAGAGACCGGCCAGTGTCGCCGGTGCACGCTCTCTATGGTCGATGAGGCCGCGAAGATGCCGTGCGCGCAGGCGCCGCAGCCGGTGCACCCGAAGCCCAGCGGTAAGACGCCCAACCTGTTCACCGCGAGCCTTCCGATCAAAACGAAGTAGAGTCGGGCATGGGTTCAAAACGTCAGAGGGTGCGCATCGAGGCACCGGCGGACCTTGACCGGGCACGACTGGTCAAGGCTATCGCGAGCGCGACAAGCGCCGAAAAACCAAAGCACGTTCACACCAGCGACCGCACCTTCTCACGAGAGAAGCCGCTGGCGCTGCTATCCCAAAAGGTAGCAGCCGCCTATGAGTCGCTCGTGGATAAGATGTACCGTGAGCTTCTGAAGTTCATCGGGACTCAGATCATCCCAGGCATGGAGCTGCGGAAGAGCGAGGACCCGAGCGACGGCGACTCGATGATGTACGGATTCGTCAGCGACGTAGTCTTCCCCGAAGACGACCACGTAGCCGCAGCGACCGGCACGACGACAGGACCCTTCGACCCACTCCGCGCACATACCCAGCGGAAGATGAGCCTGCTCACCCCACAGCAGCTGGAGGTCATCAAGGAGATCATTCGCGACTATCACTCGGCGTTCGCAGTCGGCGTTATAGGTCCCGACGCTATACCGGCCGCCGAGGTCACTCGCCTCATGGACGTGGGCATTCTCCCACAGGGTCTCGGTCTGCTCTTTCAGCCCGCCCCCGGGGAGCTTCCGCCGCCCGTCATGCGCGTGACCGACTTGGGCTATCAGTACGGCCAGCAGATCGCACAGCCCGCTCAGGCGGAGGCTGTGCGGAAGATGGACGAAGAGCAGTTTCAAGAGCATCTGGAGCTGACCCGCCCCACGCTCAACGCAGTGGAGCGCCAGGCGATGGGCTTCGCGCGCTTCAACGCCGGCGAGCACATCCGAGGCATGGGGGACCGTATCTCGCTCGAGGTAGGCACCTTGGTCCGCGATGCCGACGCCGAGCAGCGCCGCCGCTACATGGGCGTCGTGCAGAAGGAGCTTGAGGACAACATCGACCGCCGAGGGTCTTGGCGCGCGCTGGCTTCGTCCATCGGCCACGCGACCGGCGACTGGTCCCGTGACATGCAGCGCGTGGCAGCCACCGAGACTCAATACGCGATGCAGGAGGGGCAGGCGCGCACCATCGCCAAGGGCCGCGACCCCGCGAAGATCCGCGTCGCGAAGATCCCGAACCCTGGGGCCTGCAAGGACTGCGTCCGCCTCCACCTGACAGCAGGTGAGGGTAGCCCCCCGCGGATCTTCTTCCTCGAAGAACTGACGGCCAACGGCACCAACGTGGGCATCAAGCGCGCGGGGTGGAAGCCCACCGTCGGGCCGGTGCACCCCTGGTGTGGATGCTCGCTTCTCGAAGTGCCCGACGGCTGGGGCTTCGACGCTGAGGGCACCATGCTGCCCGAGTCGATGCTGGAGAAGCACGACCGCCTAGAGGACTCTTTCGAGAAGTCCGGACGAGCGCATATGACCCACGGCGACGCGGTCCCCGTAGACACCCTCGTCGTCCGCGTGGCTGACCCGGCCATCCGCCAGGTCATCGAAGCAGTCCTCGCCGAGGCGCCGCCGGCCATCTTCCACAAGGACATCGGCGTCACGCTGATCACCACCGACAGCCCACGCGCGCAGAACCCGCTCGAAGAGCACGATTTCGCTTATTGGACGGCGAACGAGATCCGCTTGAACCAGACACTACCCATCGAGCGCGTGCCCCGCGTGCTTCGCCACGAGCTGGGGCACAGCCTCAACGTCCACCTGATGAAGAAGTTCGGCAACGTCCAAGCCGTCCGCGACTGGCACGACGAGCTTTGGGCGGTCTCGAAGGAGGAAGGCTACGTGAGCGCCTACGCCGTGAAGTTGCCCATTGAGAATGCAGCCGAGGTCACTCGGATGTACCTTTTTGAGAAGCCCAAGCTGATGCTCCACTACCCGAACCAGTTCGCCTTCTGTCACCGCGCCTACAGGGACATATTCACATGAAAGTCCGTATCGTCAGATTCGATAGCCTCCACAAAGGCGGGCCCTTCATCGGGCCCAAGGGCGGGAAGTACGCAGACGCTGCCCATAAGATCCCGTGGAAGGAGCCCGGCACCCACGCAGGAGACCGCGCAGGACTCTCGGCTCTGATGGAGGAGATCAAGACCCAGCACGGCGTGAAGCTTTGGATCTCCCAGCGCGACGACATCATCACGCTGAGCAAGGTCATAGTCCCCGACGACAAGCGAGGCAGTGGCATCGGCGGCAAGGTCATGAACGCCCTGCACGCTCACGCGGACAAGCACGGTAAGACTATCGGATTGACGCCTAGCACCGACTTCGGCGGAAAGAAGGCAGGGCTCGTCCGCTTCTACAAGCGCCACGGCTACGTCGACAACAAGGGCCGCAACAAGGACTACGAGATCAGCGAGACCATGCTGCGGACGCCGAAGAAGCTCGCGAAGAGCTTGCGGAAGTCGCCGTTCATCGGCCCGCGAGGCGGGCTCTACGCAGACGTCGCGCACAAGATCCCCTACAACAAAAAAGAGCACGGAGCGGTGAAGCCGTCGAAGTGCCCTCGGTGCAAGGGCGTCTCGCACATCATATCTAGGCAGAAGACCATCGGCGGGAAGGCTGAGGTCAGCGCGTCCCCATGCCGGACCTGCAACCCCAAGGGCAAGATCAAGCTCGACCCCAAGAAGGTCGCGGCCGCGGGGCTCCCAATGCCCAAGGCCAAGAAGGTCGCCCGCCGAGCGCCCCCCGAGCGTGATCAGCCTGCGCAGAAGCACCAGATGAAGCTCGACTACGATCGCAAGGAGGACACGCGCCAGATGAGCATGTTCAAGGCGGGGGTCATCACCTACGGGGAGCTCTGCAAGGCTTTGAGCGGGTCACCGTTCAAGCTCCACGGCTCGCTGAAGTTTCAAGGGCTCGACATCGCTATCGAAAATCGCAAGGGCTCTAAGCGCCCTTGGACTGACGAGACCGGCCAGAAGGGCCACACGGTCATAGTGCACCCCTACGGCTACATCCGCGGCGTCGAGGGTGCGGACGGCGACGAGGTCGACGTCTACGTGGGCCCCGACAAAAAATCCGAGCTGGTCTTCATCGTGAATCAGCGAGCCATTCAGGACTCCCGCAAGTTCGACGAGCACAAGATCATGCTCGGCTTCAGCAGCGAAGCCGCGGCCCGTGAAGGCTATCTAAAACACTACGCGCCTCGCTCGCTCGGGAAGCGCCTACTGGGCACCATGCGCACGTGGTCAATGGAGCGATTCAAGCGGTGGCTGGATAAGCGCGAAGCCCGTAAGGCCCCCGTGCAGAAGGCGTTCGTGGTCCATCGATGAAAAACTGCCCCCACTGCACACAGCCCGTATTCCGCAAGTCCGCGAACGGTCTGAAGCTCAAAGCGAAGACGCGGATCCTGGTGCTCCACAAGAGCGGCAGCGTCGAGATCAACTGCGGTTCCTGTGGCAAGGGCGTGCTTCTCCCGCTCGCTGTGATCGAAGGCGACGGCGCTCTGCGGAAGGCGGAAGGCCCTCGCCTCACTGCGCGCAAGACTTGACGGACCCAGCGAAGGCAGGTCATATCAAGACGTGGCCTAGCCGTGAATAACGGCAACGAGGTGGATCTCCAGCAGGGGGTCCGCCTTTTTTCGTTTGTATCCCCATGTCTAACACCCCCTTCAAAGTCGAGATTCAAGCCGAGTTCTTCGAGAAGTCGGAAGCCCCCCAGGGCCGGCATCGACGGATCGGCGGCTACGTCTCCACGGACGACCTCGACAAGCAGGGCGAGGTCTTGCTTCAGGAGGGTCTCGACTTCGGGCCGTTCCTCAAGGCTGGCTACTTCAACGACAACCACCTGAAGGAGACCGGCAAGGCTGTCGGCTACCCTGAAATCGCCGAGCTGCGCACCCTCGCGAAGGGTCGACAGGCCTGGTACGTCGAGGGCTACCTACTCGAAGGCCACCAGCCTGCCGACGAAATCTGGTCGATGGCGACAGCGTTGAAGCGTGCAGGCGCTCCGCGAAGCCTCGGCTACAGCGTCGAGGGCATGATCCTCGAACGCGACCCAAGGAACCCTTCGACTATCTCGAAGGCCATCGTTCGCGAGGTCGCGGTCACCCGCTGCCCCGTCAACGACAACACCAGCCTCGTCCTGCTCGCGAAGAGCTTGAGCGCTGGCGGTGCTGTCTCCAACCCAGGGGCCAGCCCCGGTGAAGGCTTCGCGCTGCGCACGGAATCCCTCGAAGAGGACGAAGACGAGCGCAAGAAGAAGAAGCTGAAGAAAATGAAGAAGAGTGAGGCCGTGCGGTTCCTGATGACCCGCAACGCAAGCCTCTCCGAAATGTCTGCAACTCGCATCGTCGAGTATGCACTGCGGCATCCCGCCGCGTGATCAGGAGGACAACCATGGAAAACGGACAAGAGGTCACGCTCGAGGATATCGACGCGGGACTCGACAATCTCCTCAAGGCGGTCGGCAAGACCAGCCTCGTCAAGGGTGGCGGCATCGACCAGTACGGTCATGTCGACGAGCGCGGCAAGACCGCGGGCGGGCGCCCAGGTTCTAGCGATATGGGCGGTCTCGACCGCATGATGATCGCCAAGATGGAGGACGCGCTCATCGACGGCGGCTTCCCCGCCGACGCCATCGCTGCCTTCATGGGCGACGACGAAGAAGAGGAAGAGGAAGAGGAAGAGGAGGAGTCGGGCAAGATGTCCAAGGACGACGACGACAAGAAGGACAACCCCTTCGGCAAGTCGCTCGACGCCTTCCAGTCCGACGAAGTCGTGGCGGACGCCATCGACGTCTCGCCCTTCCTCGAAAACCTGGTGCACATCACCAGCACGCAGCTCGACGCCCTCGGCAAGAGCCAGAACGCATCCGTCGCCGAGCAGGCCCAGGTCAACGAGTCCATGGCCGTCGCCATGTACGGCATCGGCCAGCTCGTGAAGGGCATGGCTCCCGTGCTCCAGGCGCTCAACGACCGGCTTCAGCTGGTCGAGCGCACTCCCAACGCCCCCCGCGGCATCCAGAGTCCTCGTCGCGCCCAGGCGATGGCGAAGAGCTTCGGCGAGCACGGCGTCGAAGGACAAGGCCAGGGCGTCCAGCTCACGAAGAGCATGGTGCTCGGGGCCTTGACCTACATGAACCTCGAAAAGGGGCTCAAAGAGATCGGCGGACGTCCTACGTCTGAGCTGATTGGACTCTACGAGTCCAACAACCAACTCCAACCCCAGGCGCTGCAAGCGGTTCAACGCTTCCTCTCCACCCACCCATCGGAAGCGGCCACGGCCGTCTCCTACCGCTAAACCCGGTCTGAGCAAAGAAAAGAGAAAACCAACATGCTAGGAGCATTCGTTTCAGCGCAGGATTACCGGGATTACGGCGGGTACGGCAACGTACAAAACTCCACCGACATCACGGACCTGCACAAGGCACTCAGTGCCGGCAACGACGTCAACGACCCGGGCACTGCCCCAGGCGTGGGCTTCCCTCTCCGTACAGAGAGCCTTGAGGCCACCCTCAAGAATCTCACGTACGAGATGGACGAGATCAAGCTGTTCAAGAGCATCGCCAAGGTGCCCGCGAGCAACACGGTCGAAGAGTTCAACCGCATCCTCGCCTACGGCGAAGGCGGAGCTCGTTCGTTCAACCAGGGCTTCTTCTCCGAAGGCGGACTGCCTGACGAGCAGGATTCGACGTATGAGCGCGTGACCGTGCTCATCAAGTTCCTCGGAGTCGTCGGCCGCGTCACGCACGTCGCCAACACCATCCGAGCCGCGCACGGCAACGTCATCGCCATGGAGACGATGAACAAGACGATGGAGCTTCTTCGGAATCTCGAGAACGCCTTGTTCTTCGGCGACAGCTCGCTCATCCCTGAGCAGTGGGACGGCATCAAGAAGCTCGTGACGGACGGCGCGCCCGACAACGTCATCGACCTTCGCGGCGGTCCCCTCACGGAGGAGGCCCTCAACGACTTCCTTCTCATCATCCGCGAGAACTTCGGCATGGCGACCGACGCGTACTTCGGTACGGGTCCATTCGCTGACCTCGCGAAGCAGGTCTACGACCGTCAGCGCTTCGCGTACGCCCCAGCTCCGGGCGTCCTCGGTGCGACCATCACTGCCTTCCAGGGGCAGAACGGCCGCGTCAACCTCCACGACCACGTCTTCATCACGCCGGGTAACCTCGCGCGCGCTGCGGGCTTGGGCAAGGTCGACAAGCGCCCAGCGGCGCCTTCGATCTCCGTGGACCCCGCGGCAGCTGCCAGCGGCGCCTCGCTCTTCGGAGCAGGCGACGCAGGCACCTACACCTACCGCGTCGTCGCGGGCAACAAGCACGGTCTCTCCGTTCCGCTCAGCTCCGCTTCGGTGGCTGTGGCTGTCGGCGACGCTGTCACGTTCACCGTCGTTGACGGCGGACAGGACACGACCTTCTACGAGATTTACCGAACCCCTGCCAGCGGTGCAGCGGCGACGGCGAAGCTCATGGTCCGCGTTCCACGCTCGGCCGCTTCCCAGGTCATCACCGACCTCAACAGCGACCTCCCTGGTACCAGCGACGGCTTCGTGCTGATGCAGAACCAGCGCTCGTTCTCTTGGAGCCAGCTCCTTCCGATGACCCGCATTCCGCTCGCTGCGCTCGACACGTCGATCCGCTGGGCGCAGGTCATCTACGGGGCCATCAAGATGTACACCCCGACGAAGAACGTCATCATCAAGAACATCGGCCGCGCGCCAGGTTCACTCGGCGTCTAGCGCTGAGGTACTCAGCCAGCGCAAGCTGGTGGTAGAGTGGGCGGGTGGGCTTGGCTCGCTCGCCCATTTTGCTATCTGCTATCGGAAAGGACGATACCAATGAAACTACAGAATCACTCAATGAAGAACGCGACGCTCGCACTGCGCTACACCCGTGACGAGGACGGCCTGCCGCTCGCGATCACTGGCGACGCTGCCGGCATCTTCGACTTCTCGGACGCCAACGCGAAGGATCGGAAGTTCATCGCGAGCCTCGACGGCTGGAATCCACCAGCGAAGAAGGCGCGGCCTATTACCCCGCCAGCGAAGAAGACCCACAAGGCGACGGTCGCCAACGGTCCCCAGAACAGTCCCCCACCCCAGGCCGATCCCGAGCCTGACGGCGACCCTGACGGCGACCCTGACGTCATCGAAGGTCCAGACGTCGACGGGCTTCGTACGAAGCTCAACGCCTTGGCCATGGCCGAGGAGTGGCGCGCCAAGGGGGTCGACATCGTGGAGCTTGACGCGGACACCATGAAGCTCGGCGAGATGAAGGACATCCTCAACGCTGCGCTCTACCCAGAAGACGGCGAAGAAGGCGACAGCGAAGGCGCTGGCGCAGAGGAGGAATAAGCGATGGCGGCCCATGCAGACGACTTGAGGTATTTCTACGCGGAGCACTTGGGCGACACCGTCCAGGTCACGCTCCCCGATGCTGCCTCCACGCCCTTGCGTGATGAGCCGCTCGCACCGGGCCGCTACATCCTCCGCATCGTCGACTTCGGGAGCGCTACGAGCGTTTGGGTCCGGCAGGTCCCGACAGGGGGCGATGCTGTGGCAGTCGCAGCAGCCCCCGCGACGCAGTTCTTCGCTCACACGCTGGCTCACGAGCTGAACAAGCCCCTGATGCACTTCATGGTGCGAGCTGGGGGCCCAGGCGGCGACGCGCAGGCGGCTATCGACAACCTGTCGTTCTTCGGCGCCGGCGGGGCCGACGCCATCATCCAGGTGACGAAGGTCAGCCGCGACAAGAGCTAGGGGGACCGCATGAACGCGCACAGGGGTGACCACGATATCGCCTTCTTCGAGGCCACGGTCGGAGCAACCTCCGAGGCGCAGACCCTCGCGGCAGATACTCCCATCTTCCTCAACAGCGACGAAGACGGCGCGATTCTACCAGCCCGCTACCTGTTCCAGGTGGCGGGCGTCGGCGCGGATGGTGCCGACACGGTCTGGGCGTGGATAGGCTTCCGACCCTTCGCCAAGGGCGACACCGCGGGCAGCGTCGCGGGGCCAGGTAACAAGCGCATCCCGCTGTCCCAGGCGACGATCATCGGCATCGAGTCGAACGTGCTCGAGGGCGCCCAAACGTATTGGGTCTTCTCCACACACGAAACTTTCCAGCCCCTAGGCGGTTATGCACTCGGCTACGATGAGAACCGATTCAAGTACGCCATTGTCCAAGACAGTGACGGCGGTACTCTCGAAAACTTCGGCAACGCCGCCTACACGGAGTTTGGACTTTTCGGTAAGAACTTCGTTCTCACCTTAGTTTACGACGGCACGGATTCGTACTTCTACGTAGACGGGCAAGAGGTGTTCGGTCACACACCCGCCAGCGGTTACCGAGTCGCGAACAGCTCCAATCGACCGCTTCTCGGGAAAAACAACAACACCGGCGCAGAACTGGTGAATGAACATTTCGCTGTGATGGGGTTTGGTTACGACGAGACAGTACCTACACAGACTGAAGTCATCGCTCACTACGTCTCGTGTTTGGAGGCTGACGGGTTCGTGGACGGCGGGATCGGTTTCTCCAACATGTACAGTTTCGATGGCGAGGCTTCCGGTCCTACTACGCTGGCCGATAGCGTAGGGGCTGTGGACTTCACCGAACAAGGCACCATCACCACCACCGAGATCAAAAGGGTATACGGATGAGCGAGCACTACCTACGGCTGGAGCTGGAGCAGCTCATCCAAAACGAGCCCGCAGTCTTCACCTGGATTGATGAGGGCTCGCTCGACGGAGTCTGGTATCTCGACCTCATCGACGGGAAACAGGAGTGGATGAGCCCGCGCTTCTGCGAAATCTTCGGATACGAGTATGGGGATCTCCCCAACACATCCGACTGGTGGCAGAACGCCATCTTCCCCGAAGATTTGAAGGTCGCCCTTGCAGCCTACGAGGCGCACGCAGCGGACCCCGATGTCCCCTACGACCTGATCGCACGCTACCGGCACAAGAACGGCAGCACGGTCTGGGTTCGGTGCCGTGGGCTCATCATCCGCGACAACCAGGGCGAGCCCATCCGCATGCTGGGCGCACATACGGAGATCACTCAACACATGGAGACCGAGAAGGAGCTTCAGCGCAGCGTCCAAGAGCTGGCCCAATTCGCTTTCGTGGCCAGCCATGACCTCCAGGAGCCTCTGCGGATGGTGACCAACTTCCTCGCGCTAGCGCTGGAGAGCCTCGAAGAGCGTGGGGTCAAGCTTCTGCCCGACGAGGTCGAGGCGTTCAACTTCGCCAGCGACGGCGCTATCCGCATGAAGCGACTCATCGCCGGCCTGCTCGAGTACAGCCGCGTGGGTCGTGACTTCGCCACAAGGCCGTTTGAGGCATCCGAGGCGGTAGACGAAGCCCTGGCCATTTTGAACGGCGCGGTGACGGACCGCGGCGCTGAGGTCGTTGTAGGGGAGCTTCCCGAGATCATCGGCCACTTCCCCAGCATCGCGCGAGTCTTTCAGAACATCATCGGGAACGCGCTCAAGTTTCGCCATGCGGACCGTCCCCTCGTGGTCAAGGTCAACGGCATTGACGAGGGCAACCGCTGGCGCTTCAGTATTCAGGACAACGGGGCAGGCTTTGAGCAGGATTTTGCTGAACAGATATTCGTCATCTTTCGACGGCTCGGGTCGGAAAAGAACGGAGAAGGTCTAGGTTTAGCCGTTTGTCGGCGCATAGTGGAACGGCACCAGGGTAGTATCTGGGCAGAGTCGTGTCCCGATATAGGGTCGACGTTCTTCTTCACGATTATGAAGCCTACGAAAGTGGGTGAAGCGGCAGGGTGATAGCGTGGCTCGGGTTCTATTGGTCGAAGACAATCTAGGCGACGTCATCCTCACGAAGCGGTCTATCGCCAAATCCAAGCTACCCATCACCTTGGACGTCGTGCGCGACGGGGAGCAGGCCATCGATTTCCTCTTCCAGCGGGGAGCCTATGAAGACGCCAAGCGACCCGACGTGGTCCTTCTGGACTTCAACCTGCCTAAATACGACGGCAGCGAGGTCCTGAAGCGCGTGAAGGCCAGCCTCAGCCTTCGCCTCATCCCCATCGTCATGCTGACGAGTTCTGACGCTGAGTCCGACATCGTGCGAAGCTACGCGCAGCACTGCCAGAGCTTCCTCCTGAAGCCGCTCAACCCTCAGTCGTTCTACGACTGGTGGTTTAGGCACGGCAAAATCCCGAAGGGCTGAAGGATGGAAATCGAAAAGACGAGGGTTCTACTTGTTGAGGACAACGAGGGCGACGTGATCTACATCACGCGCCAGCTCAAGAAGGCCCCAGAAACCAAGTTCGAGGTCACAGCCGTGGGCTGGCTCAATGCGGCGCTCCAGATGCTGGAGGCCCGTGACTACGACGTGATCCTCCTCGATCTCTCGTTGCCCGACTGCCAGGACGGCATCGACACGCTGATGTCTGTTGTAAGGAGCGCCAGGGGGGCCGCCCTGCCCATCCTCGTGATGACCGGCCACGACGACAAGGAGACCGCCAAGCGCTGCGCACGCTACGGCGCCCAGGAATACATCGTCAAAAAGAAGATCGACCCCCGTACGCTGGAGCTGACCATCGTCGGGGCCATCGAGCGGAAGCGCACGGACCTGATCTCGAAGCAGCTCATGCACGCGGCTCTCGCTGGCTTCGATGGTGCCGGCAACGACGCGGCCACGGTCCGCATGATGCGGGACTTCGTGCACGGGTCCTTCCGAGCGATTCGCGGGATTCGGACCTACATCGCCGAGAACGCGCCCGCCCACATGGAGGCCATCGTCAGCATCCTCAACAAGCAAAACATGACCATCCTCAGCCGCGAGCTGAGTACGGTCCTGAGCTTAGACCCCACCGAGGAGGTCACGCCGCCCCGAGGTACGCCTCGCCCTCGTGCTATGAGCGCGCAGGCCATGAAGGCGGTAGACAACATTGTCGGCCGAAAGCAGTCGCAGAGACCTTCCGACCCACCCGAAGCGCGTGCAAGCCTGCTCGACGTCATCACGCGAAACTTAGGGAAGGGGATTGGTCATGGATAAAAACTACGCGGAGCTTGTGAAAGACGACCGCCTCAAAGAGATGAACGCCGAGATTGACCAGCTACAGGTCGATATCGCGCGCGGCTTCGCTTCTCTCCAGCTCCTCGGCGAGCGCGACGCTTCCGACCTCGTGGACGTTCGTAGGAGTTTTGATCAGATGCGGATCAAGCTCCACGGTCTAGAGCTGGAGCTAGCTGCGACGCTGGCAGCCTTCGGCGTCCGCCTAGACACCATGGAGGTAGCGTGCAGCAGGGACACCACCCGCGACGACACGCAGAAGCAGTCGCTACGCCTTGAGCGCTTCGACCAGCGTGTGGAAGTCGTGGAGCGCGCCGTCGCAGATGCCAAGCGCCTAGTTCAGGAAGACAAGGACAAGCGCGAGAAGGGCGAGCTGCACCTAGAGACCGAGAGCGTGAAGGGTCGATGGGCTTTCAAGACAGCCATCGGCGCCGCTGTGGTCTCCGCCGTCGTCAGCCTGGGGGCCTTGATCCTCACCTGGTACCTCAATCATCTAGGCTGACGCGACTCCCCGCCGACAAGGGGGTAACATCGGCGGTATGTCGAACGACAGGCACCAGCTACTCGAACCCGTCGCCAACGCCAACGCGCCCGCTATTTCAGCGGGTCGTTTGGGGGCGTGCATCCGTATCGCAATAAACGATACTAACATCGAGGCCGTCGTAGACTGCGGATATGACCGCCTCATCGTCCAGCGCTCCGTGGACTCTGGCATCACCTACCAGGAGATCACGACGCCCGACCAGCGGCCCGTCCTGGAGGCCGACAAGACCGGCTACGTCGTCTTCGACCGTGCAGGCGAGGCGACCTACCTCTACCGGACGCTCTACCTCGACAGCGAGACCCGCGAGAAGAGCCAGCCCAGCGAGCCCATCGAGGGGGTCGGCCTGGCCATCCGCGGGCTTCTCTCGGTGCCGGAGCTCAAGGAGCGCTACCTCTTCGGAATCGACCTCACCGACGAGGCCGGCCGAGTCCTCCCGGACGCGGTCTTCCAGCACTACATCGCGGCAGCCATCGCCACCATCGAGCATGAGCTGGACATCCCGATCATGCCCACGTCGTTCTGCGAGTTTCACGACTACTACGCGGGCGACTACACGAACTTCAACTTCATCAAGGTCGACAACCGCCCCCTGATCAGCGTCGAGGAGTTTCGCGTGCAGTACCCCAGCGGGCAGGCGGTCATCGTCTACCCGACCGAGTGGCTCCGCCTGAACAAGCCCGAGGGTCACATCCAGATTGTTCCGACGGCGGGCACGCTGTCAGAAGTCATCATAGGCCAAGGCGGCTCATTCCTCGCGAGCGTGGGCAACGGCATGGGCTACGTCCCCCAGCTCTTCCAGCTCACCTACACCGCGGGCTTCGAGGCGGGGAAGGTCCCCCGCAACATCATCGACATCATCGGCAAAATCGCCTCGATGGGCCCGTTCAACATCTTCGGCGACCTCATCGCGGGCGCTGGTATCGCGAACCTGAGTCTGAGCCTCGACGGTCTGAGCCAGACCATCGGGACGACGTCCTCAGCGACCAACGCGGGCTATGGTGCTCGCCTCATCCAGTACGGCAAGGAAGTCAAAGAAGCCCTTCCTCAGCTTCGTAGGTACTACCAGGGCGTGCGCTTCGTGGTGGCGTAATGGGCAGCAAGAAGAACAAGATCCAGCCGCCGTCGCCTGGCCAGGGTACGACCCCTGACCGCCAGGTCTTCGTTCCGCCGACGGTTCGCATCATCGACACCACCTCGGGCGACGACGTCGCGGTCACCAAGACTAGGGCAGACTTTCGCGAGAGCGAGTTCGTCCGAGCCATCCGGCAGCACGGGAAGCACGTCTGGTGGAGGAAGGCCGTCCTCTGTCCCTGCGGCACCTCTGAGACCGACCAGGCCGCCCTCGACTGCCGGCACTGCAACGGCTGCGGCTTCCTCTACATCCACCCGCAGTGCATCCAGGCCCACATGGCCCAATTCGACAAGCGAACGAACCTTTTCGAGAAGTTTGGGCTCTTCCAGTCGGGCTCGGTCTCCCTCACCGTCGAGGCGAAATACCGGCCCGGCTACCGCGACAGCTACGAGATGCGGGACGACGTGATCCCCATGAACGAGCTTCTGAAGAAGAACAACCGCCGAGGCCGGCGCTCCGTGCTGCCCGACGACGTGGACAGCGCACGCTTCCGCATCGTGAACGTGGGCGCCATGCTTCACGTCTGCCCCGATGGCAACGTGGCCGAGCTGACCGAGGGGCAGCACTTCATCGTCTCCGACGAGGGCTGGATCCAGTGGCTACCCGCGGGGGACCGCGCAGTCCCCAACGGCAGCCAGTTCACCGTTCACTACGACTATCACCCAATCTTCCTAGTCGACTCGTGGATGCACATCACCCGCAACGACACCAGCGGCCGCGGAGTCGTGAAGGGGAACAAGCGCATCGTCGCGCTGCCCGTGCAGGCCAGCGCTAAGCTGGACTTCTTCCTCGACGCGAACGGCGTGCCCTCGCTGGACGCCATCGGCCAGCCTACGGGCTTTGGACCTGTTGAACCGGAGCCCAGCTAGTGTCGCTCTTCTCCATTGATCTCAACCAGCTGAAGGCTGAGATCCTCGCGTCGCTCCCCCACAAGGCGGACAACAAGCGCATGCTGGATACGCTGCAAAAGGCCGCGATGGCGCAGTGGACGTCGCTGGCCAAGAAGGAGCTACGGTCGACCTCCGCCGACTACATCAATGCGCTTCATCCCTATCAAAAGGATGGGACGCTCTTCATCGAACTACGGGACGACGAGAGCAAGATCCCCAACATGGTCGAGCAGGGTTTCTCGGGCGGGGACATGCGCAAGTGGCTCCTCACCAGCCCCAAGGCCAAGATGGGCAAGAACGGGCCCTACCTGGTGATCCCCTTCAGGCACGGGACGCCTGACAGCGACGACGGCCGCAACGTGGGCCGGCCCATGCCTACGTCGATCCACGAGGTCGCTAAGGGCCTACGGGCGGACCTCACACGCCCAGGGCAGCCCGTCAGCTCCCACAACGGCATCACCAAGGTGCACGGCGAGCGGCTGCACCCTGGCCTACCGATGAAGGCGGCCGCGCGGAAGATCCTCGAGCGTAAAGAGCAGCCTTGGCACTCGTCCTCGGTCTACATGGGCATGGTCCGCAAGGGCCAGAACACGAAGAAGGGCATCGCCACATCCGGCTATCAAACCTTCCGCGTCATCAGCAATCACTCGAACCTGCCGGGGAAGCACTGGGTGCACCCCGGCATCAAGGCCCGCCACCTGGCGGTCAAGGTCAACGATCACATCGCGCGAATCGCTGATCACCTCATCCGGAGCGCTACAGAATGAGCAGAAAAGACCGAATCAAGCGGAACCTCGGCGGCGCCGCTACGACCGACCCGCGCTTCAGCGAGAAGTTCTTCAGCGGCGGGCCCGACTCCACCGAGCTGCGGACCAGCATTTCCTTCCCTGAGCGTCTCCTCAAGTTGGTGCTCTTGTCTGAGGTCGAACGGCTATCGAAAGACAAGGCAGAGCTTGAGCGGTTCTTCGGTCACTTCTTCGACCCTACGGCTGCCCCAGGCGAGCGAGACACCTACGTGACTGACTTCATGCGCAACCCGCCTGTCGTGACGATGGGCTACCCGCGCTTCACGGGCGAGATGCCGGTGATCGCTATCGTCCTGAGCAGTGACGAGGAGTCAGAGAGCGAAGCCGCGCTTGGCAACTACGTGGGCCAGACGATGCCCGGCGAGGCGCCGCCCGGCGGCGACGACCAGGAGTATGAAGGGGCGTTCTTCAGTCAGCAGAACAGCGTCTTCATCTTCGCTCAGCACCCGGACCAGCTTCTCTATCTGTACAAGTTCGCGAAGCTGACCCTGCTAGGCGCTCGCGAGGCCCTGCACAACGCGGGTCTGATCTCGCCGACGTACTCGGGGAGCGAGTTGGCGCCGAACGAGGTCTACCTGCCCGACAACGTCTTCGGCCGCGTGTTGAACGTCAGCTACAAAACGATGGAGACCGTTCCCAAACTCTTCGGCCACCGGGACGCGCGCCGCCTGCGCGTGACTGGTATCTTCGGGAAGGACATAGTAGTCGATGGACAGCGTGGCGGTGTTCGGACCTACGAT